GCAGTGGTGCCCGCTAGCTTCCCTGCTCGAAACTGCAGCAGCACAAACAGACTGGGAGCAGGTTTTTCCAATTGCCCTCTTTCTCATAAAGTTCCTCGAGGGTGATTATGGCACCCTTCTCACCGCATGGTTCTGCTCCAATCCTTGGCTTTTTAGATTACCACTCGTTGAGATCGTTAAGGTCCTCAAAGCTGCTCATACGAATATCCGGATCGCCAGAATCCTCCCAGGGACCCTACTTCGGTATGAGAAAGCGGTCGATGCTCGTGAATTTGGTCGTCATCTGTACGGCCTCGATACTCTCGTTGGGCGTAGTGAGTTACTACCAATGGATTTCGAGGCTGAGCAACTTATGCGAGTTGTGGATCCTAGTGTCAGAGCTCTTCCAGTCATTGTTCAGTCGGGTAGATTCTCGCACCTCGCGTTCGATCCGGATGCCTATTTTCGAATACTTCCTACGATCTGTGCCGACATGGCCAACACTTTACTCAAGGATGAGATCACGTTAGAGTCTTTTTCTGAGTACTTTTCTAGCCGGCTCTTTTGGGGTGCGTCAGGTGGGGCTCCTGGCGCACGTGTGGATTGGGAAGAGACTGGGGAACACTACCGCCTTAACAAGCGCGGCGCGCTGTTAAGCATCCGTGAGCAGGACTTGAACGCGATCTTGGAGAACTTCGCGAAACCAGAGGTCCCTAGACAGCCCGTGCAATGGAGCGTTAAAGCTATCAAGTATGAATCCGGAAAGAAGCGAAGCATCTTGAACACTGTTTTGGAGCATTACGTCATCCAAGGCTACATTGCCAACATTGTCGACAGAAATGTCCGTAGCGACGCGTGGTACTCGGCCGGCCATGACAACTGTTCTCGCATTGCCAACGCTCTGCGTCGGTTGTCTGATCTAGCCGTCTCGTTCGGGTGCATGTGGGACTATGCCGATTTCAACATCAACCACATCTTCGAGTTGATGGCGGAGGAGGCACTCGCTAGAACTGAAGCTATTCTCCGGAGATGTAAGACTAAGAACGTTCGCGGTGACATGAAAACCGTTAAGCGCGACCTGTTGGCTGCTTCAAAATACATTATCTGCGCACGCTACAATACATACGTTAGCGACAACGACACTGGTCGCACAGTTCAGACCAGAAGAGGACTGCAGAGCGGTGAGCGAGATACGAGTCGTGTTAATTCCGATAGTAATTATGTTGATACTCAGATAGTCCGTCGTGTCTCTCACGAGTTGTTTGCGTACGACGTTCTAAACCCACTTGCTGATATGACAGGCGATGATGCTTTTGAGACAACCAAAAATAGTACCGACGCAACGCTCGCCTGCGCTCTCTACAATTTGACTGGGGCAGCCGGGCAAGTTTACAAGGTGTCTGGATCCTACGCTATAGATGGTGGTGCTGAAGGCGAGTACCTGCGTGAATCGTACGATGCTGCCTTACGCCATGTGAATGGCTACCCACTACGTGCTATGATGGGCGTTATCCACGGCGAATTCTTCCAGGAGCCGATACCACAGCCCTTTGAGCGCTGTGCTGCTTTCCTGGCGCAAGAACAGAAACTACGGCGACGTGGTTGGGTGATGCCGGCTCCTCTACTCCGTTCTCTGATAGACACTAATTGCCGTCTAGTGTATACGAAGGGCGGTGTCAAACACGTCTTTCGTCCTGATCCTAAAGTAGTGCTGCTCCCAGCAATTCTCGGTGGTATTGGGGTTAGCTCGACTAACTACGGTATTAGTGCTACCAGCTCTACCACCCGCAGCATCCGCTTCGAAGCTACTGCACGGTGCCAAGCCATTTTTATTCCTAGCGGTGAAGGCAAAACTACGCTAGCCTGGAAATATCCAGCTTCGTTTGTAGACCACGACTCGATCATCGATCACTCAACTGCCCGCGTCCTCCGTTCCCGAGCGGTGGAAACGGGTGATTGGAAAATGATGAACACTTTCCTAGCGACGGCCGCGTCGAAATGGTTATTGGCTGAAAGCACTACACAGAACCCCCGTATTCTGTTGAGTTGGGGGGCTGCTACTGTCCCTGCAACATGGGTAGGGGCCGCATTTGTATCGAAACAGCTTACGGGGCTACGCGCCAACCGTGCGAATAGAGCAGCAATCCTGTCCTCTAACACCCCTGTCACTTTTGTCAATGATTTTAACGATCTAGCGACGAAAGCCCTAAGCCTTCTTGGCAGTACACCAAAGCGGGTGCACGTTTCATACGATGTTTATGAGTCACCAGTTTCCTTCCCTACTTTCAAGTACCCACGTACAGACGCTCGAAGCGCCATACGGGCAACGAAGAATCCCATTTGTGATTTTAGTGCCTTGAATCGTTTCAACGTGACACCGTCTCCGAATTTGTATTCCGCCATCCTCGAATCTTGTATGAGCGGTGCTTGGCCGAAGCAAGCGCTGTATGACGCCCTGGCCTCATATGCCGAGAGTCTACACATTTGGGCACGGCGAGGACGGTTTGTCGAACGTAACGTTATGCTCGACGGCTTCCCTAAGTGGAAGAAAGTTGAAGAATACGTTAAAAATATAACCGCCTATTCCCTCGGTCTGAAATCTGTGAGTGTCCACAAAACTCCCCTATTCGAGCGTAACTTCCTGGGCTTTCCACAAAGTCACAAAATCGTCCACCACTATGGTGCTCTAGCAGGGGCAACACGCCCTCTGGGCTGCTCTGTCAACCAAAGCGTCCTCGAGCTCATCCAAGCGAGCCCGGGTCACGACAGATTCGCTAAGCTTGTGAATTTGTTCAGGACACATACCCAGCTCGAAAAGCGTGAGGGACGCTCGGGTTCCAGGAAACTTATGCAACTCGAGACCTTCTTAACTAGGCGTGCTATCACGGCCGAGCCTCTAAGCATTTTTGAGCGGAAGAGGAGGACTGAATGGGTTGCTGGCGAATGGTCGCTTATTCCACCAGATGATCATGGCTGGAGTTCAGATGTGGTCACCTTCATACGGGACATCACATTGCGGATGCTCGAAGAGGAGACCTTCGAGGATATCATAACCCATCTGCACCAGCTCGAGCCCGTGCCCGCTGCGCTATACTTCTACGTTCTTGAGCGCGCAGTAACCACA